ATGAATATAAATAAATATTTAATGCAGATTCGATTTTTAAATCGTAAGATTCGTAGACTGAGAGCCGATATAGAAATATTAAGAGAACATTGTGATTCGTGTGCTATCGAACTTGACCCGAATAAAGTTCAGAAATCCCGAAATTTTTCAAACCCGATTGATTATGTGATTGATAAGGAACGAGAACTTAACGATGCAATTCGTGAAGTTGATAATAAGCGTAGCGAGATTATTAAGATGATTGAATTGATTGATAATGCGAAGGCTTATGAGGTTGTATATATGTACTATGTTCAAGAGTATGAGATGAAAACGATATGTGAGATTCTTGATATTACGTATTCGTGGGGGTATAAGCTTAAAAAGATAGGAATAGACACAATAAGACAAAAAACTACACAATAAGATTGTTGACACCAAGGCTTGACAGCTGATATGATAAAATAGTAAATTAAATAGTTTAAGGACTGCCAAAAGTGGCGGTTCTTTTTTTTCGTTTTTGAGGTGGATTAAGTATGACGAATAAACAAAAGAGATTCATTGAAGAATATTTGATTGACTTCAATGCGACACAATCAGCAATTAGAGCGGGTTACTCACCTAAGAGTGCATTTATTATAGGTGATGAGAACCTTAAGAAACCTAAAATTAAAGCCGAAATTGAAAAAGCACTAGCCGAACGTTCAAGGCGAACGGGAATTACACAAGATAGAGTTATACAGGAACTAGCAAGAGTTGCTTTTGTTAACTTCAACGATGTTGTTGATGAGAACGGAGAAATCAAGAGCGATGCTAGTGCTGATGACTTGGCATGTGTTGAATCATACAAGGTGGAGAACGGGGATTCAATCAACGGTAGGTCAAGTAAACGTGAAGTTAAACTTGCTAGTAAGCTGAAAGCACTTGAACTACTCGGTAAACATCTTGGTATGTTTAGTGATAAGTTCGATGTGAACATGAATTTACCCGTGATCATATCGGGAGAAGATGAACTTGAAGAATAGAAGCAAGGGGAATCGGAAAGCACAGAGAAAGAGAAGAAAAGAGCGGTTGAAAAATAAACCGCCAAAGTGTAAACACAAAGTTCAACTAATTGATGGTAACTTCACATATTACCCCGTTGCATATTGCAAGTATCATCAAGCGTTCATGACTGAGGGATTGATGACAACACACAGATGTGTGAAACGTAAATGTAAGAGGTTGATTCATGGAGATTTATTTACCAAAAGTTGTTGGTAAGGGATATAAAGACTTTTGGAACTTCAAGGGAAGATATAGAGTTGTCAAGGGTTCGAGAGCATCGAAGAAATCAAAGACAACTGCGTTGTGGTATATCTACAACATGATGAAGTATCCCGAAGCTAATCTATTAGTTGTTCGAAAGACTTATAGAACGCTCAAAGAATCATGTTATACCGAACTTAAATGGGCGGTTAATAGATTGGGTGTCGCTAGGCATTGGGATTTTAAAGAATCCCCACTACAAGCAACTTACAAGCCTACAGGGCAGAAGATATATTTCAGAGGACTTGACGATTCATTAAAGGTTACATCGGTAACTGTTGAACATGGTTATTTGTGTTGGATGTGGATTGAAGAAGCCTATGAGGTGATGCATAAAGAGGATTTCGATACGATAGATGAATCTATACGTGGTGAAGTTCCCGATAACCTCTTCAAGCAAGTAACTATTACATTCAACCCTTGGAATGAAAGGCATTGGCTGAAATCAACGTTCTTTGATAATAATGTGTGTGATGATGATATATTGGCTATCACCACTAATTACTTATGTAATGAGTGGCTAGATAAATCTGATGAAAAGCTGTTCGAGCGAATGAGGGTTAACAATCCTAGACGATATCGAACTGCTGGACTTGGTGAATGGGGTAGCGTTGAAGGTGTTGTGTATGAGAATTGGAAGGAACAAGAATTCAAGTTCGTTACACAAGCCGAATATAATGCTGGGGAAGATGGAATAATATCCGATAATCTGAAACCAGCGTTCGGACTTGACTATGGATACACTAATGATCCTTCAGCATTATTTGCGAGCATGGTTGATTTAGATAATCACAAAATATATGTGTTCGATGAGTTCTACAAGAAGGGTTTATCAAACAATAAAATCTATAATGAAATTGTCAACATGGGATATGCGAAGGAACGGATAACCGCTGATAGTTCAGAACCTAAATCAAATGATGAGTTAAAGAGTTACGGACTACATGTTAAAGGTGCCAAAAAGGGCAAAGATTCCGTTAACAACGGTATTCAATGGATTCAGAACTTTGAAATCATTGTACATCCTAGATGTGTTAACTTCATTACTGAGATATCTAACTATACATGGGCAAAAGATAAGTTCGGTAATCAAACTAATACACCGATTGATGATTTCAATCACCTTATGGATGCTATGAGGTACGGACTGGAGAAATATATTAATTCACGAAAAGGTTGGTTGATATGAGGTTTAAGGCTAATAATCTAACTTGGAATATTGATTTCGTTAATGAAGATAAATCGTTAATGAACAGCGATAACGGGATGTATTTCGGCTTAACAGAATATCAATCGCAAAAGATATCAATACGAACTGGATTGAGCAAAGAAATGACACGGGAAACGGTGATACATGAACTTGTACATTGTTTTCTTTTTTCGTTTGGTGTATGTGGATTCACGAGTTTGAATGAAGAACAAGTATGTAATTTCGTAGGCTCACACCTTGATAAGATTTACGATATTACAGAAAAGTTTATGAAGGGGTAATAATGCTAACAGAACAGGAAATAAGGTACTTCATATCTGATGATGCTGGCTCACAGCGTAAGAGGAAATCGAGAGAAGCACAACGATATTACGAAGGTGAACACGATATTCTGAATTATCGTATGTTCTATTACAACTCAGATGGTGAGTTGGTTGAGGATACAACAAGAAGTAACATCAAGATTTCGCATCCGTTCTTTACTGAACTTGTAGACCAGCAAGTTCAGTATATGTTAAGTAGTGATGATTCATTCGTTCGTTCAGATGTTGAGGGGTTACAATCAAAACTTGATGAATACTTTGATGAGGACTTCAAGGCTGAATTGACAGACCTATTGACGGGAACGATCACGAAGGGGTTTGATTATTTATTCGCATATCAGAACGAACATGACAGATTGGCATTTCAATACGCTGATAGTCTTGGTGTAATCGAAGTTCGTGCTAAAGATACAGATGATAACTGTAATTATGTTATCTATTGGTACATCGACAGAATCGCAAAGAATAACAAGGTAATCAAGCGTATTCAAGTATGGGATGATGAGAAAACAACGTATTATGTTCAGAACGATGAAGGGGGTATTGATTTAGATGAAAGTGTTGATATCAATCCACGCCCTCACGTTATTTATGAGCGTGATAACAGTTTGTATTATAAACCATTTGGTTTCATACCGTTCTTCAGGCTCGATAATAACAAGAAGCAAATATCGAATCTTAAAGCGATTAAGGGTATTATCGATGATTACGATATCATGTCTTGTGGCTTGTCAAATAATCTTGCTGATTTTGACCATCCGTTACATGTTGTAAGAGGTTTCGAGGGTGATAATCTTGATGAACTATCGCAGAATCTAAAGACAAAGAAAACTATCGGGGTTGATTCTGAAGGCGGTGTGGAAGTTCACACGGTGGATATTCCATATCAAGCGAGATTGACCAAGATGGAACAGGATGAGAAGAACATCTATCGATTCGGTATGGGGTTCAATTCGGCTCAGATTGGTGACGGTAACATCACTAATATCGTTATCAAATCAAGATATGCACTACTTGATTTGAAGTGTAACAAGCTTGAAATTAAGCTAAAACAGTTCTTGAAGAAGATTGTTAAAATTGTTATTGACGAGATTAACAAGAAAAACAATTCAGCGTATAAAGTTGAAGATGTATGGTTTGATTTCAAACGTGAGGTTATGACCAACGCATCAGATAACGCACAGATTTACAAGACTGAAGCAGAAACTAAGCAGATTGAAATCAACACAATACTTGGATTACATGGGGTTATCGATGATAAGAACGTTATTAAATCAATATGTGATGTTCTTGAACTAGATTATGAGGAAGTGAAGAATAACATCCCCGATGAGTTCGAAGATGACCCGTTGAAGGTTTTGGGCGATGAATAAATGGGAACGAGAAATCACAAAATACCAACTCGAAGATGAAAAGCGAACAATCGTTGAGTTGAAGGCTGTATATTCGAAGGCTAGGGAAGATTTGAAAGCACGAATCGAAGAATTAGGTATACGATATGATGAAACGGGTTTAGAATCCGTTATATATCAAAAGAAGTACCAAGAAGCGATTAAATCACAAGTTGACGGTGCATTAAATCAGTTACTGAGTAAAGAATACACAACCATTGATGATTTCTTAAAAGATAGCTATAACAACGGATTTGTAGGCAATATGTATTTGTTACACCAACAGAAGATAGCATTGGCAATACCGATTGATAACAAGTCCGTTGTTAAAGCCTTGCAGACTGATTCAAAGTTATCAAGGCGATATTATAAGGGTAATCCGTTAAGAAATCGTGTAAATGAGAACGTTGACGTGCTAAAAACTCGTGTGAGGTCAAATCTATCACGTGGAATCGCACAAGGTCAATCATGGGGCGATGTTGCTGTCAATATCGCTAGTGGTATGAATTCCCCGATGCGTAGAGCATTGAACGATTCGATACGTATAGCGAGAACGGAAGGGCATAGAGTTCAGCAACAGGGGTTTTTGGATGCTGGATTTGAAGCAATCAAGAACGGTGCTGATGTTCTTAAACAATGGGATGCAACACTAGATGGAAGAACAAGAGATGAACATCGAGAAGTTGACGGAACAATAATCAAGTGGGATGAAGAATTCGATGTTGGGGGTGAGAAAATGGAAGCCCCATCAGTCGGTGGCTCGGCTCGTAACGTATGCAACTGTAGATGTTGCCTATTGCAACGTGCAAAATGGGCATTAGATGAAGATGAACTTGAAACACTTCAAGAACGTGCGGATTATTTCGAACTCGATAAATCTGAACAGTTTAAAACGTTTCGCAAGAACTACTTGAACAATGTTACTGCTGAAAATAAACCAAATGATTATTCCCACATGATTAAACTTAATGAATCTTTGGGTTCTAATAAAGATGAATTCCATAAACTACTAGATAATTGTGATAATGATAGTATAATCGAGATATACAAAACTCGTTCCGAAGATGTATCAAAATATACTTACACTAAGGGTAGGGGTAGTTTTGATCCCGATGGGAATAGTATTGTTTGGGGTGTCAACGTTGACAAGGCTGGCAAATTTCAAACATTAACCCATGAATTCGGTCATTTTATTGATCATAATTTGTCATCAAACGTGAAACACTCATATTCTGATAAAATCGGGAATAAATCGAACACATTCTTTGATTTTGTTTTCAAAAAGGTTTTGTCAAGTTCGGATGAGTTTATGGGTGCCATGAGGAAAGACAAAGAACTGTTACAATCAATAGGTTTTGTGGAACTTGCAAAACGATTAAAGGATGATAATTTTAGTAGCGGTGTTCAAGATTTCATTGATGGTTCATTTGTTGGTGCAAGAAATAGAATTCGTTGGGGTCATGGTGAGAGTTATTATAATATTCTATATGATAGGTTAGAACTTAGCAGAAAAATGACCGGAACAGACCACGCAAAAGAGCTTTTAGCCATAACTGGGATGAAAACCAAAAAGGAATTGAAACAATATTCTAGAGATGTGATGACAGCTAGAGAATTGTGGGCGAATATAGCATCGGCGGAAACTTGCAATGATAAATCACTAGATTATATCAAGGAATATGCACCAAATTCGTATAAAGCCTTTAGGGAAATTATCAAAGGGGTGAAATAATATGAGTGAATTTGAAAAATTGAATCAAGATTATTTAGAGATGTTTGATGATTCTTTTCCAACATTTCCATTTATGGGGGAGAGTGAAGAAAACATTATCAAAATAATTAAGCGATGTTTGAACGAGGGTAAAGATGTGTATGATCTCGGAATCCTCAATTTAGACGTATTATATTAAATAATTAATTTAGGCAACGGGAACGCTCGAAAGAGCGTTCTTTTTGTATATAAAAATTCGTGTGGGAACACGTAAAATATCTATCCGCATTAACGTGACGTAACACGTAAAAATTGTAAAGTGAAAGGATTTAAAGCTATGACACTATCAGAGATTTTGAAATCGCTCGAACTGAGTGATGAACAGATTCAGACAATTGAATCAGAGATGAAAGCGAACAAGATATTCACCACGAGTGAAGAAAACCTTGATATTCGCTACAACAAACTAAAGGGTGATTATGATGGTAACGCTCAGAAGCTAAAGGAAGCTAACAAGCTTATCGAAGATTTAAAGAAGGATACCACAGATAACTCTGAATTACAGAGTAAAATCACCACGTTTGAATCAACAATCGAGGGATTACAGAAGGAACTCGAACAAACAAAAGTTGAATCGGCTATAAAAGTTGCCCTACTCGATGCGAAGGCTGGGGATATCGACTATCTCACGTACAAGCTGAAGGAAAAGGGAGAACTGAAACTTGATGAAAACGGTGAGGTTGCTGGATTATCCGATATGCTCGGAGAACTCAAAACACAGTACCCTAATCAGTTTGAATCAAGCACGAATCAGAAAACGGATGTTAAGAAACTACCCGATAATGATGGTGATAAAGGGGGTTCAATGACTAAAGAGGAATTCGATAAGCTGTCATATGCTAAGAGGTTAGAGCTATTTGAAAACAACAAAGAGTTGTATGACGAGATGACGAAGTAAAGGAAGGTAAATAATTATGGCAACAGGAACAACAAAGATTCAGAACCTAGTTAATCCACAGGTTATGGCTGATGCGGTAACCGCAAAGGTAAAACAGAAGATTGTAGCTACACCATTTGCAAAGGTAGATGATACTCTAGTTGCAAATGCTGGAGATACTATCACTATTCCAACATTTGAGTACATCGGAGATGCTGAAGATGTGGCTGAGGGTGTAGAGTGTGGAACTACTATTCTAACCGCTACAACCACAACAGCGAAGGTTAAGAAGGTTATGAAGGCTATAGAGCTAACTGATGAAGCTATTCTATCGGGGTACGGTAACCCCGTAGGAGAGGGAACATCACAGCTTGGCAAGTCCATAGCATCTAAGGTTGATGCTGATGTAATTGAGTGTGCAAAGGGCGCACAGCTAAAATATACAGCTGGTGCGACTGCGATCATCGGTTACGCAAGCATCGTTAATGCTATCGACCTATTCGATGAGGAAGTAATTAGCGACAAAGTAATGTTCGTATCGCCTAAGCAGATTACACAGCTTAGACTTGATAAAGATTTCATTTCTGCTGACAAGTACAACAACGAGGTAATGATGCGTGGTGAAATCGGCATGATTGGAAGTGCTAGAATCGTACCTTCAAGAAAGATTAAGGCTGTTGGTGGTATATATAATTGCCCTATTCTGAAGGTTACTGAGGATAAGGAATCAGAGGACGAAGCACCAGCAGTTACAATCTTCATGAAGCGTGATGTGAACGTTGAAACTGAAAGAAGGTCACTAGCTAGAAAGACTGATATTTCAGCAGATGAGATTTACACGGTAGCAATCACTAATCAGTCAAAGGTAGTTGTTGCACAGTTCAAAGACAAGTAGAGGTTAAATCATGATAGTTTCTATTGACGAAATGACAAGACTATATCCAAACGTTAATACTGATAGTTTACAAATGAAACTCGATAGTATTGAGCAGTTGATTCGCAAATACACTAATAATAATTTCCAAAATAGGAACATCAGATTTATAGCATCTAGCGAGGATTATACATTGAACGGTTCGTCACCTTTTATCAAAGAAGGTGACACCGTTCAAATTACTAATTCCGCAGTGAACGATGGATTGTACACCGTCAATACAATTAGTGATGGTAAAACAATCATTGATAAGTCTATTTTTAGTGTAAATCATAACGTTGTCACGAAGGTGGAATATCCCGCTTCAATTAAACAAGGTGTAATTAACTTAATGGCGTGGGAGATGAACAATCGTTCTAAGATTGGTATCAAGTCGGAAACATTATCCCGTCATTCGGTTACATATTTTGACCTCGACAAGGAGAATCAAATAATGGGTTATCCCGTATCGTTGCTTGGTTTCTTAAAACCATATATGAAAGCGAGGTTTTAAATGATTGGTGGGAATGTTGAATTAACCGTTTACAACAAGCTGAGTCACGATAAGAACGAAATAGGAGAGGTTGAACCATCCAATTCAGAGGGCGAAAAAATCATGGGTTTCCTTGATTACATTAGCGGTTCGGCTGATTTATCAAAGTTCCATGCAAAGGTTGAAGAATCAACACACGTGTTCATATGTGATTATGCTGATAATGCGTGGATGTTCAATACTGCGGTAACGAAATGTGGTGTAACTGGTTATGGGGATTTTCAAATACTACTAGTTGATGACCCTATGGGGTTACATCAACATATTGAAGTTTATTTGAAGTATATAGGAGATTTGCACAGTGTCATGTAAGTTTGAAGATTATTCATTCAAGGTTAAAGATGCCATGAAGGATACAGCGATATCGTTTCTTGAAGAAGCTGGGGGCGAACTTGAATCACAAGTTAAACGTAACAGTAGAGTTGATACAGGTCAGACTAAAGGTTCATGGCAACACGTGACCGATGAGAGTGGTCTTGAATGCTCGATTGGTTCTAATCTCGAAAACGCTATATGGGAAGAATTCGGAACGGGTATGTATGCGGTTAAGGGTAATGGCAGAAAATCCCCGTGGATGTATAAGGATTCTCACGGACAATGGCATAAAACGAGGGGTAAAAAACCTAGTAGAGCCTTTCATAAAGCTTATGTGAGCATGAAAAATAAGATTCAGAGGATGGCTGAAAAGGCTTTTGGAGATTTAAAATGACGGGTGATGCACTAGGATATATTAATCGGTGTATGGAAAAAATCCGAATATTATATCAACATCTCTATTGGAGTAAAGATTTAAACAACAACTTTTGGGTTGGCGAATATATCGAATCTGAAACAATGGATGAAGATGGTAAACTTCAGAGCGTATTTATTCTAACGGGAACTAGTACAACTTCAATGATTAGTTTAGAAACCGAAAAAGAAAAGATACGTTCATATTTTGGTAAATACGGTAAAACCGATATATTGCCGAATGGTTCGGGTATAGCGGTATCATACGCTAGTTCAGTTCCAATCAGAACTGATGAAGAAGGTATTTATAGATTACAAGTTAATCTTAATGTTACAGAATGGAGAGATGAATAATGAAGGAAGGTTACACAGGCACAACAGCGGATACACCTAAATCAATAATGTTTGGTGCTGGAACTATCCACAAGGGTTTAAAGTACGCTGGCGGTAAGTGGAATTTTGCAGAATCTTGTATTGGTGCTACACAGAAAGGTTCTAAACTCAATATTGAACCCGATAGGCACACAATCGAAGTTGATGGTGCGTTAGTTCCCGTTAAGGGTCTTAACATTAAGACGGGTGAAAAAGCATCGATGGAAATCAATCTTGTTGAGATTAAGAAGGATATGATCAAGTCAGCATTGATTGGTAAGGAAGGAACATCACAGGATAATACCTATGATTTGATTGAATCCAAACCAAGGATTGAAGCGAATGATTATTTCGAAAACATCGCATTCGTTGGTAAGAATCTTGAGGGTAAGAACATCATCGTTATACTTGATAACGCACTATGCACTAGTGGATTCGAACTAGAGGGTAAGAATAAGGAAGAAGGGGTGTTGAAACTCAAATTTGAGTGCCACGCTGATTTAACATCTAGCCTTGATACACTACCTTATCACATTTATTATCCAAAAACGACTGCGTAGGTGAGTAATGAAAGTTGAAATTTTAAGGGAATTCATGGATAAGTACACCAACGAAGATTATATCGTTGGTGATGTTATCGATATTGATGAGGAACGTTATAACGAGATTATGGAATATTCCGAATCGCTAATTAGAAAAGTTGAGGTGAAGAATGATGGCGATAGAGTTCAAACAGCTTAAATCAAGTGATATGTTTATCATGTTCAAGATAATCAACAAGATTGGATTGAACGAGATTAAGAATCAGCTTGAACCAAAAACGATTGAAAAACTCGTAGACGGTTTCAAGGGTAAGGGGAAAGCGAAAGACAACGAATCATTGATATATTCTGTTGGTATCTCGGTAACAATTGAGATGGCTAACGTCATCATTGGTAACTTGCCGAAGTGTGAAGATGAGATTTACACACTTCTATCACGTGTTAGCGGTAAGAGTAAGAAAGAGATTTCTGAACTTGATATGGTAACGTTCACGGAATACATCGTTGAGTTTGTCAAAAAGGACGAATTCAAGGATTTTACAAAGGTTGCTTTAAAATTGTTCAACTAGATGAGATTCATTTTATGGACTTGGTATTCAGAGAATACTCAAGTCCATTTTCTTTATTGGACGAAATAATATCAAACGGAATGTTGAACGATTGGATTGATAGATTCTTGAAATCACACAAAGAATCGCTACAATGGGAAGTTTGGATTAACAAAATACATGAACAATCGTGGGCGGATTACCTCGCTGAATCTGAAGCGAATGAAGATTTGGTGAATGCATCATGGGGTGATACGGAGATTGAAGCAACTATATCGGATAATTTCGAAATGATGCAGAATTTCAAACCCGAATAAGGTGGTGAGATATTGGATTTATTTAAACTTATTGGAAAAATCGTTATTAAAAACGAAGATGCCAACAAGGAGATTGACAAAACAACAAAAGAGGGTGAGAAGTCATCAGAGCGTTTTGAAAAGGCTTTTGGTAAGATTGGAGATTTCGCCAAAAAGATGGGTAAAGTTGCCCTTATAGGTCTTGGCATGGTCGCAACGGGTTTAATCGCTTTGAGTAAAAAAGCGATAGCAAGTTATGCGGAATATGAACAGCTTGTCGGGGGTGTTGAAACTCTATTCAAGGATTCAGCGGGAATAGTCAAGCGATATGCGGATGAAGCATATAGAACTGCTGGGTTAAGTGCCAACGATTACATGAAAACCGTTACGGGATTTAGTGCATCGCTATTACAATCACTTGATGGTGATACAAAAAAGGCAGCACAAAAAGCAAATATGGCGGTTATCGATATGGCAGATAATGCCAACAAGATGGGTACTGCGATAGGTGATATTCAGAACGCATATCAAGGTTTCGCAAAACAGAATTATACCATGCTCGACAACCTCAAACTTGGATATGGTGGAACTCGTGAAGAAATGCAGAGGTTATTACGAGATGCAGAAGCGATAAGCGGAATTCACTATGATATATCATCATATGCTGATGTTGTTGATGCTATTCACGTTATCCAAACTAAGATGGATATAACTGGAACTACCGCAAAAGAAGCGGCAAGCACAATTCAAGGTTCAATCGGACAGATGAAGGGTGCATGGGTTAACTTCTTAACTGGTATGGCTGACCCTTCACAGAATTTCGATAAACTTCTGAAGAACCTTGTTGACTCAGTAATAAACGTTACTAACCAATTAATACCCCGATTAGCTAAGATGTTACCTCGATTAGTTGAGGGCATATCACAGATTATAAGTAATCTTGCCCCACAACTACCAAGTATAATTGAGAAACTCATACCACCTATATTGCAAGGTGCGATGATGGTTCTTCAAGCCATCTTACAAAATCTACCAGCAATTATCATGGCTATTGTGAGGTCGCTCGGTAAACTTCTCTTGAAGTTGGTTGAACCATTTAAGGGGTTAGGTAAGCAATTTGTAGGTGAATTAAAACTAGCGTTCGAGCAAGTCAAGAGTGCTGTTAGAACTGCAATAAATGCGGTTAAGAACGTGTTTGTTGTTGGTTGGAATGCTATCAAGTCGGCTGTAATGATGATAGTTCGGGGTTACGTTCGTGCATTGGGTGCCGAACTCGGATTCATTAAATCGGTTGTTACAACCGCACTAAACGGTGTGAAGCATGTATTTAGTACAGTATTCAACGGAGCGTATAACATTGTTCGTAGTGCGATAGCTAAAATCAAGAGCGTGTTCAACTTTAGTTGGAGATTACCGAAGTTGAAATTACCACATATCAAGATTAAGGGTAAATTTAGTTTATCCCCGCCAAGTACACCATCATTCGGTATTGATTGGTATAAGAAGGCTATGGATGGCGGTATGATCATGAACAAACCAACGATATTTGGTTATGATTCCGCAACAAATAATTTCATGGCTGGTGGTGAAGCTGGAAGTGAAACCGTTGTTGGTACAAATTCGCTAATGACAATGATTAAAAATGCAGTTTCGGAGAATAACAACATTATTCTTGTGAGAATCCTCGAAATTCTCGAAAAAATCGATTCAACGTTAGTTGATAAGATGATAGAAGCGTTCAATTCTGTTAATTTCGTGGCTGATGATAGAGAATTAGGAAGGTTTATCAAGAAATATGCTAGATAAAATGACTTTTTGTAATTTTAAGCCGAATGTGCCAGCGTTCGGGAAGTCCAACAATACGATAGAGTTTGGAAATCAAACTCTATCGATTGATGGTAAAAATTATTGGTGTTTTTTAGATAAGAACGGAATCCGTGATTTCGCTTATGAGTTTGAATCAGATGTTGGAAAGAGAAATTTCAAGCGAAAAGGTGGAACGAAAACGGTTACTTGTAAAATGCACTCAGTTGATTGTGAAAGCATCAGAAACGAACTGAATAAATTGAGTTATCTCGTTGATAATCAGTTCGATATGATGAATTCATACTATCCAACATCATATTTGGTGATTGGTGAGTGCTATGCTGAAGTTAGATTAGTTGAGGTCAAATTTAGTGATTATTTACTAGATGATTATCACACTAAATTAGAATTCACGTTCTTATCTGATGACTGGGTTTGGTACAAAGATACGGTTATATCTTATGACCCGAATTTGTACGCAAATGTTGAAGATTTTTGGCGAGATTACAACGGAAACGGCAAACGTGGTTACAACTATGGTTACGGGGGTAGCGGTGATTATGAATCAACTATACACCCTTCACTTGTTAACGTTGCCAACAATTCAACCGCTCATGTTGAGTTATATCTGTATGGATTATTCGATAATCCGTATATCATGTTCAACGGTCTTAAAAAAGGTATAACAGGGCGATTAAGCGAAGATGATTATATTCTTCTGAGTACAAGAAATAAGAGTGTTACGCTGTTTAAGTCTAACGGAAACCAAGAAAATATTTTTTCAAGAAGGCTAAAGGATTCGTATTTTTCTGTATTTAGAAAATTAACATTACCTTGTAATATCAAAGTTCCGAGAGGTTTGAAATTCTCACTTGTAATAAGTGAAGAAAGGGGTTCACCACTATGGACTTAATATATACTGCGTGGGATTTTGCCAACAATGGCAATGACCCCATAGAATCGGGAGTTTTGAAGCGTGGAACGTTCGATTGTGATATCGATGATGGTAATGATTTCTCATTCCTCAGTTCATATGATGTGGGTGATGACCCTTATTTACCAATGTTGATTGACCAATACATATTTCTCGAGGGAACAGAATATGGGGGTTTGGTCACCAATCGTAAGATTGATAAACAAGCTAGAACGATTGAATTATCGGGGTTAACATTCCGTGGGTATCTTGATACCAAAATCGTAATAGTTCCAAGTGGTAGAGATTTCTATACTGTTAACGCTGATTTGAGGTCAGTAATTCGGGAGTTATTCCGTGATTGTTATATGCCGAGTCATTGGATTATCGATGATGTAAGCAACATCACAGTAAGTTATCAATTCGATAGATATTGTACATTGAGTAAGGCACTTAACGATTTGTGTGAGAAATATAAATTAAAGATGATGTTCCGTCATGAAAATTATGGGATTCATTTCTCGATTGTTAAACTCGACAATCTAACAAGAGAGGTTGAATTATCCAAAGAGGATTACGATCACATATCACTAACAATTACACAGAAGGGTGACTATCCAAACTTCATGATTGCACTTGGTAAAGGTGAATTACAGGCGAGGGAAGTTTTATATTTGAGTTCCCTCGGTGGTGTGAATCTATCATCAAGGGATGCGATATATGAAGGTGCTAGGATTATCACATATGAGAATACATCAAGTGATAACTTACTTACAGATGCAACAAATAAGTTCAATGAATTGATGGCTAATTTTGTAGCATCAGAATATGGAAGTTATATCACAACAGCAGAAATCAATTCATATGACGATTCAATTGAGTTAGATATTGGGGATATAGTAAATATATTCGAGCCGATATTTAGCGTTCGTTTGTCCGTTAAAATTACGGGTAAATTGATACGCAAGGTTAATCAAGATAAGGAAGTTATAACGTATAAATTCACAGAGGTACATAATGGCTAATGAAGTTAAGTTAATTACTGGTGCTAGTGGCACAAGACACATCACACCACAAGATGATGCATCACTTATTAGGGGTATTGTTGGTAATGGTGCGTATATACTGAATGATGTTCAGCTTGAAATTAGGTCGAACAACACGATTGTTATTCCAGCGTGTGACCTTGTAATTAATGGTAGGCACATCAGAATCACGAATCCAAAATCCGTTACGATTGAAAATGGTGTAGCTGGTAATTCCCGAACAGATACAATCTACCTTCACTACACTAATACGGGTGGTATTGAGGATGTTGATATCAGAGTAAATAAGGGTGCTGGGGTATCGGGAAGGGTCGAGGATTTTGGAACATCATCCGTAAATCAATTTACCCTTGCAACCGTCACACTCAACGGTATCAACATCACGGGAACGAAGTTGAATGTTAATAGATTCGGTAAATCAAGAGTTTTGAAACAAGATAAAATCACGCTTAATCAAACGTGGGTTGCCCCTCAGAACGGTACTATCATTCGTACTGGTAGAGCACAAAGTAATAGAGCATATATGTTCTGTAATGATAAAACATTAGATGCTTACGTTTCAATGATTACAATTCCATACAATCAAGATTACGGCACAGCAATCATAGAAGTAATCAAGGGTCATACATATACGTTTAATCAATCGAATTGGCAAATTCAGAATGATTTATTCATATACGAAGAATAAGGGGGTAATTAAATGAAGATAGGTATTTTAACAGCAACGGGGGTAATTGGTGGGGCAATTGCCACATTATATGGGGGTTGGTCAACGGGCATGGCTACACTAGTTATCATGTTAAGTGCTGATTACATCACGGGTTTGATCGTCGCTGGTGTATTCAAGAAATCAAAGAAAAGCGAAAACGGTGCGTTAGAATCACGTGCAGGATTCAAGGGATTGTGTAGAAAATTCACGGTTCTTTTGATTGTTGCCCTTGCTTATCGCATGGATGTAACAATTGGAACAACATATATTCAGAATGCTGTAATTATTGGGTTTATAGCGAATGAAATGATTTCTATAGTTGAAAACGCTGGACTGATGGGGATTCCGATACCCGATGCAATAACTAGGGGTATTGAAATGTTGGTTGAAAAGAAAAACGAAGAAAATAAAGAGGTGTAATAATGAGTTACGAATATATAACAAGATTTAATTCTCCAAATTATAACATTGGAAACACACCAATCAGACGAATCATAGTTCATCATTGGGGTGCTGATGGGCAGAATTTCAATGCTGTTGTTGGGTGGCTTTGTAATCCTAGAAGTGGGGTTTCTGCTCATTATGTTCTTGAAGCTGGTAAGGTTGCTTGCCTTGTAGATGAGAATAAAATAGCGTGGCACGCTTACAAAAACAACAGAGGTTCAATCGGTATTGAGTGCCGTCCTGAGTGTACAAGTGGTGATGTTGATACACTGGTTGAACTTATTGCAAACATTTATAAGCATGTTGGGGGTGTAATTCCTGTAATCGGTCATAAGGATGTTAATCGCACCGCTTGCCCTGGTCGATATTATGATAAGCTATCGGATATCAAGCGTAGAGCGACAGAGCTATATATGACGGGCAAGTTACCAAGTGCGAATTATAGTTCGGGTAGTTCCGCAAGCGGAAAACTAACAGAAGATGGGTTGTTTGGTCAGCAGTCTGTTAAGGCTATGCAACATTGGTTAGGTGGTAAATATCGTGACGGTGTAATGAGTGGGCAGTTACGCAAGTGTTCAGCTTATATCTCTAACATGAAGTATGGTGTTAAATATGGATTGTTCGGCTCATATACGGTGAAACTTCTTCAGAGGGTTGTGGGTGTATCTGCTGATGGGTATCTCGGCTATGATACAATTTGCGGACTTCAGAGATATCTCAACGGTAAGGGGTATTCACTAACCGTAGATGGATACGCTGGATATAATACTTGTAAGGCTTTTCAGAACTATCTGAATAAGGTGCTATAA